ACTTTTCTTTTGGCGCATATGCTAATGGCACTCGTATAGTTTGAATGACAGTTCCGTTACTATCTTTTCTTTTAATTTGTATATTATTAAAGATTTGACCAAACGCAATCGTCATTTTTCTCATGGACTCATTATAGAAGTAAGTGCCAAACATTAGAAGCCACCTCCATCCGGTTCACCAAAAGGATTCCTTGAAGTAAAATCAAGTATATCATCTATCGTAGATGCAGTATCAAATCCTGCCTCTGTGTCTAAATCATTATTACTTGCATATAACGATTGAGTTTGAATATTATAAGTTTCTAATAACATATAATTATTTTCACCATCAGCGCTATCGTTTTCTAATAAGATACCACCAACTTCATTTTCTAAAGATACTTGATGTTGTAATTGATCTAACGTATATTGATCTTCAGCGGCATCTATTTCAGTTCTTCCTGTATCTAATCGTTCTGATGAGTATTCCCAACGAGTGCAAACTAATTTGTAAACTGGTAAATTGCTGAGTTGAAAGAATGGCTCTTGATCTTGGACAAACTTAATTTCAAAAAAACTATTCATTAAAGGCATATAAAGTATATCGCCTTCGTTAGGTCGTCCTTCTTTTATAAGTGTTGCTCCTGCGTCAACGGCTTCATTAAATCTTCTTTTAGACACCATGAATGTGGTATCTTCTCTAATCTCTAAACCAAATTTTGATATAATCTCTTGCTCGCCAGCAAATCCTTCAGTAGTTTCCATATACATTTCAACTACATGCGCCGAACTAAACTTTGATAAAGTGTCTTCGCCTAATATAATATCTCTATTGATAAGTGTTCTTGGAAGATAGAAAATATCTTGTCCGTAGATTTTTAGACTTTCAATTATTAAATCTTCATAAAGTCTTTTTTCACCTTCATTTCCAATTCCCTTACCTGCCTGAAAGTAATGATTAACTGACATGGCATTATCCTATCATAAGGGGTTGTGACATCTCAAATGAGTTTCTGATTTCTGTTTCTATTTTTTCAATCTCTTGTATTGCTTCAGAATATATTTGTTGACCATTAAGTGAAACACCACCAATCATAGATACTCCATTAAACTTAGCTAAGTTTGCGCCCCAAGTTCTTTTAAACAACGCAGTGACATATCTTTTTAATATCATATCATTGTAAACATCTGTATACACTGTTGGATCTAGTTTTCGATAGCACTCTATGACTAGATACTCACCTACTTGTAAATCGTTTTTCCAGTCTTGGTCTATGTAAAGTCTATTGTCGTGTTGATTAAATCTTAATGGTTTTTCACCAACTAATATGTGATCTAAAAAATCTAAATGTCGTAATACAACATCATAGTTAATAATAGATGTTGAAGAAAAATCATAAAGGTCATTTAATCTTAATTGGTATCTTACATCAAATAAGTTTAGATTACCTTTATTAGAATAAGGAAAGATATTAATGACAGAAATAACACTTTCAGGTACCACTATAAATGCGTTACCTTCTTTCCAAGTTGTTGTTACGGAGTTTTTAGTAACTGATTCAGTGGTGTCAGTATTAATTCTATTATAATCAGCCTGTGTGTATTGATATTTTAAGTAGGTTCTTCTTATACCATCATAGTGATATTGCGCAAAATATTGTAACGCTTCATCAATTCTATCTTCTAATTGGTCATCATCAGCGTTAATTTCTATGACTGGCTTTCCAAGTGCTCTTAAAGCGTATTGTTTTAATTCTTCTCTACTAGATGGTGTTGCCATAATACCTCATATTTATTTATCCAAGCGCTATCGCCTGAGCAATTGCAAACGCAGGACTTGCACCTGCTGTTGTTTGTGTTGTTGCATCATCAAAAGTAATACCACTTGAACCAACAGTGATACTTGTAGAAGATAGACTTGTTAAACCCGTAATATTACTTGCAAGAGATACAGCGCCAGAAGATACTGAAAAATCATTTGAATCAAATGACGCTATTCCTTTTACAGAAGTTGTGGCATCGTTTCCAACACCAATGGCTTTTATCGAGCCACTATCATTTATATAAAACTTTTGATTTGAAGTATCAACCGCTACTTCCCCACTAGTAATATTACTAGTCGTAGGTGCCGATGTTCCTCTTTTAAGTTTTATTACGGTCGCCATAATCTAACCTTCTGACGACTAATTAAAATGTTCCGCCGTCTATAGTAGTAACTGTTACTGCTCCAGATGATACTGTAAAGTTATCAGAACTAAATGAAGCAATACCTTTATTTGATGCTGTAGCATCTTCTCCAGTGATTGTTAATGTATTAGCAGACATCGCTGTTACAATACCTTCACCGTTTGCAATTGTTAATGTTTCACCAAGAGCAACTGCGTCAGAAGAAGAATTACTACCTGTTATTGTAATTGTGCTATTTGTAAGTGAAGAATTACCAATATTACTAATAGTGTTTGAAGCACCACTAATTGTTTTATTTGTTAATTCTAAACTATTATCAGTCGATACAATGTTACTTCCACCTAAGGTAGCAGTAGTCGCTTCTAAGTTTGCAACAATTGTTCCAGTTGTAATTGTTAAGTTACCTGTTGAAGCACCTGTCGCTGTAGTTGTTCCAACGATAAACTTATCAGCACTTTCATCAAATCCGATAAATGCGTTATCACTATCTCCTCGTTCAATAATGATACCAGAGTCATTGGCTGGAGAACCTGTTGTTCCGTTTCCTAATTCAAGTAATGTATCAGAAGCAACTGTATTTGTTGTTGATATTGTTGTTGTCGTACCATTAACTGTTAAGTTACCTGAAACTGTTAAATCGTTTCCAACTGTAACATCACTTGGTAAACCAATTGTAATTGTATCACCAGAAACAGATGTTTCAACTTCATTTGCAGTTCCTTGTATAGTTAACGTATCTCCTAGATCAACTGCGTTTGAACCTGTATCTCCAGCAACTGTAACAGTAGAGTTTGCTAGTTTTGCATTTGAAACAGAACCATTAACTAACTGAGAACCATTGATTGTTTTATTTGTTAAAGTATCAGATGATGATGCTGTAATAAATCCTGATGATGAGTTATCATAATTAGATAAGTCATTGTCAACCACTAAATCAATTGTACCATCAGCGTCTTGGTATGTCGCTGTAATTAATGTTTCAGTGTTTGAACTAAACATCGCACCTGCGATGTCTTGTATTCTTTCAGCATTTACTGTTACATCTCCTGATGTTACTGTAAAGTCAGTAGCGTCAAATGAAGCAACCCCTTTATTTGTATCAGTTGCGTCTTCAGCAGATATTGTAATTGTATTGTTTGTAACTGCAGTATCAATACCTTCGCCACCTGTAAATGTAATCGTTTCACCTGTAGAAACTGAATCATTTGTACCTGTATCAGCAGCAATTGATAAGTTTTGAGTTACTGTACCAAAACTTAAATTACCTGAACCATCAGTTTGTAAAAATTGTCCATTTGTACCATCACCATCTGGCAACGTAAATGTTGTGTTGGTACTTCCTGATATGTTATTTGGTGCTTTAAGTGCAATCCAGTTTGATCCGTTGTTACTACCTTCGTTGAACTTAATTGTTCCACCGATTGTAGCAGAATTACCGACTATAAATTCGTCTATTGCTTTGTTTGAGTCAACTAAAAGTGCCGAACTCGCTGTTAATGTTCCGTCAACGTGGTCTAGTTTATCTACAAAATATTGTCCACCTATGACCGTAATATTGTTTGCGTCACCATTTCCATCAACACCACCCTCTCCAATAAAAAGTCTATCACCTAGATTACCTTGTGTACCTGTACCATATGTATAGGCTAGTTCTCCAAGTTTGAGTGATGATGGCGCTGTAGTTCCCGAACTACGTTTAATTTGAATTATTGTTGCCATTTGAAATCTCTCCTGTTTTTAAAAACTTCCACCATTAAACGTTATAGTTCCTGTGGTTGTTTGTAATTCATTTCTGGTTATAAATTTGTCAGTGTTCGCATCATATTGTAGAAGAGCGCCATCTTGTAGTGATGTTGCATTTACATCATTTAAAGCTCGTAATCTATTTGAACTTGTCGCACTTGGAACTGAAACAGATACCTGTTTCGGTCCTGATGATGTATTACTATTAATAGTTGCTGTTACGTTAGCCAATTTATCTCTCCTGTGTGTATATTTATAAGAGATAGATATTGATAAATGATTAAATTATGTGGTTACACTAGGAGAAACTGTAATAATTCCTTCGATCACTCGTGTAATGGTACTATCAGATGTTCTTAGTATTTCAACATCATAGACGTATCTAGCAGGCGCTTCAAGAGCGTTTGTTTGATCTGCAGTAAGAGATAGTGTGACAACACCTGTGGTGGGTGTAGATATGGTAGTAGAAAACGCAACTCTTGTTCGTGTCGAGGCGTATCCTAGAGCCATCTTAGCGGACGCAGTATAACCAGTGAGGTCAAAGACATCGCCATTAACATCTTTGACCGTAACATCACTAGTAAATGTTGCACCTTGTTCTATTCTAAGATTAGCTATCGCCGCCATTATTTTTTAGGTTCTTCTTTTTTTTCTTCTTTTGGCTTATTTTCTTCTTCGAATTTAGCCATTAAGTCTTTGACTTTTTGATCGTAATAGTTAGACAATACATCAATTTTTTCAATTTCAATGATGTGTCTAATTCTATTTTGAACAATCTCGTTTTTCGCTACGACAGCGTTTACCACATCTGCTGGTAACTGTTCACTATCATATTCTTTTCCGTCAATTGTTATTTTAGCCATTGTTTATTCACTCCTTATAATTTTTTAATTTTAATTATTTAGTTAGTTTTTTAAATTAAAATTCTTTTGTTTTTGATACAGTAGCAGGATTTTTTTGTGCTTCTATTTGACTAGCAAGATTAGATTGCATATCAGCTTCTGATTGGTCATTCGCTGTTACACAACTAATACAATGCTCTTTAGTCATAGCATCAAAATCCATACCTTCTGAACCTGCACAAGAGCCATACATAGATGCAGTATAAGTATCTTCTCCTACTGTTTCTGTTGCTGTATATCTCCAATGTATTGTCTTAACTACATTTGAGCTATCGCACTCAAAGTTTGGGAAAGACCATTCGTATGTTATTGCCATAGTTTTCTCCTATTATGGTTGGTTGTTTTCTAAAGTTTGTACTTTAGCTTCAAGTGTTTCAATTCGTTCCATAGCTTCTTGAAGTGCTTTAATAGCTTTCATATAAAGAATAGAATATTTTACATATTTTACGTTTTGTGGATTATCTCCAGCAAAGTCAGAGTGCATACTTACATGACTACTATCTGGTTTATCTTCTTTAATTAATCCTGGTGATACACTTTCAAGTTCTTGAGAAATAACACCTAATTCTAATGGTGCATTTGCTTCTCCATATTGAAGTACATCATCTTTCTTTTTGTATTTTCTAACTCTAATATTTTTAATGTCATTCCATTGAGAACCAGCATCTACAATATTTTGTTTAATTCTTTCATCAGAAATAGCACCATAAGTGTTGTCATGGTTTTGAAAATCTCCATCACTATTAATATTTACTCTTGCAGTTGTGCTATCTCTCATTTGAAAGAATTTAGCAGACGAATTATCTGGAGAAGCATTAGAAAAATTTACCTCTGTAACATATTGAACTCCTGGACTAGCAGATGTTGCATGAACTTGTAATGTATAGTTATTAGCATTTGAAGATTTAATAAAAGACAGTTGACTATAAGTAGATTGAAAGCCACCAAGTGTTGATAATCCAGCAACATGCAATTTATTAGCTGGACTACTTGTACCAATACCTACTCTACCATTACCTAAAATGGTCATTCTAACTTGTCTATCAGCAACCTCGGATGTATTATTATTTTGAACAACAAAATCTAATCTTGGATTTAAATAAGAAGGAGTATTTTGAGTAAGTGTTCTTCTTAAACCTGCACCATAAGAACCACCATTATTAACCATCATTATCTCATGGTATTCGTTAGCTAGGTTTATACCAGTTGATGCACTTATAGTTGTTAATCCAGAGCCACCTGCATTTGCTCCTACATCTAATACTCCATGTGGACTGCTTAAGTTTATACCAACTTTTCCAGATGAGTTGATACGCATACGTTCTGTACCATAAGCTGCTGTTGAAACATTAGGAGTAGATGAAGTTCTAAAAGTTATATCTTTACTAATAATTTGTAAGTTGTCTCCACTAGCACCTATACTATTAATGTAAGAATTAGCTGAACTATTATCTTTAATTGATAACCAAGCATAAGCATCTGTGCTTTCTATTAGTGAAACAGTATTAGTAGTTCCACCAGAAACATGAAATTTAGTTTCTGGAGAACTTGTTCCAATACCTACATTACCATTACTAGCGATACGCATGGCTTCTGAGTAAGTTGAACCGTCAGAAGTTGATACATGGCCAAAAGATATACTTGAACCACTATTGGTAAACATTCTATGGACACTGCTAACAATACCTAAACCACTTACTGTATTTCCACTTTGATATGTGTGAATTGTCTGTCCGTTAGATGGAATATAATTACCAAAAGATAAACGTGTTCCTGGAGAAGTTGTACCAATACCTACGTTACCATTACCTAAAATGGTCATTAATTTTGTTGTTTCAGTTTTATAACCACCATTATAAAATGAATGAAAGTGCATATTAACTTTAGAACCATCAAATTCTGAACCAATAGATGCTAGTGTATTTGGGTCTCCCCAACTTAAACTTTTTAAATATCCTATTGAATCTCCCCAACCTGAATTAGTTATTTTTATATTGTGTGTATGTCCATTATCTGTTTCATTTCTAACTTCTAAGTTAGCTACTGGATTAGTTACACCAATACCTACTTTACCATCACTGGTGATACGCATACGTTCTGCGTTGTTAGTATAAAATATTGAATTACCACTTTCTCTGTTTCCTAAAAATAAATCGTTTGCAGAATAAGTTAAAAAAGCACCATCTGATGATGTTGTTCCAGAAGTTGTGTTTCTTAATTCTAATCTAGCAACAGAACTACCACCAGATATAACAACTCCATTTCCACTTGCTAATGATGGAGAACTTGTACCAATACCTACGTTACCAGAACCATCAATACGCATACGTTCTCCTAATGTAGAGGAAGGATTAGTTGTATAAAAAACTAAATCTGTTTCATGGTCTGCAAGAGGAGTTCCAACAAAATCTGCTGTAATTTTTGCTCCGTGACTAAGAGAATTAGTGTTTGCTAAATGTAGTTCAGATTTATTACCTAATGTACTAACACCATTTTGGTTTCTAATTATTATAGAAGTTGCTGAACCAGCATTAGATTTACTTACTTCTAATATATTATTAGGAGAACTTGTACCAATCCCAACATTACCAGAACTATCTATACGCATACGTTCTGAAGAACCACCGTTTTGAAATACTAAATTACCTGCTCCTGTGTTATTAGCATCTGCTCTAATATAAAAATCATCTGAAAATGAAAATATACGATGGTTGTTATCATCTCCACTATATGTCCATTGAATATTAGGAGAAGTACCATATATTTCTAAAAGTTGAGAAGGATTAGTTGTGCCAATTCCTACTCTTGTACTAGTACCAACATAATTAGAACTATTAATAGTAATAGCTGTGCTTGTAGCATTGTCATCTATACCTGTAGATGTAAAAGCGCCAGTAGTAGTAATATTACCACTAGTAGTAATGGCAATATCAGTTGCCAGTTTAGCGCCTGTAATGGTGTTATCTAATAAGTCGGATGCGACTACTGTACCATCTGCGATTCGATCCGCATTGATAGCGTTATCTGCGATTACTGTTCCTTTGATTTTACTTAATGCCATAGGTTCCTCTCTCTATATTTATAAGTTTACTCGTCTAAATCCTTTTCTGAATTGTAATTTTTACCATCATTAAAATCAGTAATCGTAGTTGTAAATCCAAAGTCATCATTTGCATTAGCGCTAGTCGGATTAGGAGTAATTGTAATTCGTACTTCTCTACTTTCCGTTTGTGTCGTATTTGTATGTAAATCTGTTTGTGTTTCTTTAATGACTTTTTGTGTGGACGCGGGTCCAAATAAGTATGTTTTCGCTGTAAATCCAAGTGTATAAATGACAGCTCGTCTTTGTGTAAAATCACCAGTATAACTATCTTCATAATTGACATCATTGAGTATAATAGGAACATCTCTTTTTATATTTAATTCAGGGATCGCATTGACAGTCACCGTGTAATCGGGTTGAAAAAATGGAAGTATTTGTTCTATGATTTGTAATCCACTTTCTGCTGTTGCTGTAAATACATTTAACGTGTAAGATATATTATATGGCACTGGCGTGTAATTATAATTTAATACTTTTCCATCTATACCTGTTTTGACTGTTTTATATTTTTGAATACGTGTTAGTTTACGAGATGAGTCATAAGCAATACCAGAGATTTCAAAACTCATTCTTGGTAAAGTAATAGAAAACTCTCGTTCTTCTAAACTAGGTTGTTGATCT